CATATTCCCAAGCATATCCTTCTTCAATCATTTGTTCGTTGAGGGAGACATCTCCATCCCCGATGTATAACCAACCAAGAAGGCGACCGTACTTACCCATACCGCCAACAAGCTCAGTTCTAATAGAGAGTTCGTCATCACCACTAATAGCACCCTCCAATTTATCTTTCATCCAGTTGGTCGCATCTAGTCCAAGTGCTTTCTCTTCGAGATCTCTAGTGCGTTTCTCTGGCGTGTCCACACCAGCAATTCTAACTCTTTCTTTTTTATATAAATCAAAACCGAGATCAATGGTGACATCGATAGTATCGCCATCCAACACTTTATCTATAGATACCACGCGAAAGTTGTAACAACTCTTACGACTTGGGGGTGTCATCTTGCCCATGAGATTCTCTCTCGTCAATACCAAGTATATAGTAGACAACATAAAAAACCCCCGCTAAGAGCAGCATGATACTGAGTATCACGCTCCAAACGGGGTCATTAATATCATTCAGTGGGCGGAGTAGGAGGTTCATGACGACTAAAAGGTTCCCAATGTTCCCATCCATATTTATGAACTGCCCACATACCTATAATCGGAACAAACACTAAACACCATGCCATAAACCCACATGCATATGGATTGTTTAATGTCTTTCCACAAAACCTAGCAAATTCTAATAACATTATTCTGATATGATTGATAGGATGAATAGAAATAATCCGAATAAGCAATATAAACTAATGAATATAAATTCAAATTGTATATGCATGTTCCAAACTCCACGAAATACTTAGAACTATAAGACAGATTAAAAGTACACCTGATATGATAACGTGATTCATTTTACTTTCCTACAGGTGCTTCCAAGGGTCGTCATTATGTAAACAGGATTTTGGATGTACCCATTCATTACAAGATAATCCTTGAAGTTTGATACGCAAGTTCATATTTTCCAATTGCAATTTAAGGTTTTTCTTTCTTAATTTTTCAATTTCCTTCTTGAGGTTCGTTTCTTTTTTTCCAAAGTTCTAGGAAGTAACGATCAACTTGATACAAATCCATTCCAGGGGGAAGATCTTCTGTATTTTTAGACCACTTGTCACATAGTATCCTCATTTCAAGAACAATACCTTCAGGTCTGAACATCCTGCCAAAGGAAGACATGGCAAATGCATACCTCATTCTAATGCGCTGATCCATTTCCTGTGTAGGCGTCAGTTTCATAATAGTTATTTTCACCCTTTCTGTGCCCGAAATATGCGGTGGCACATAGAAAGGGTATTGTTCCGAAAAGTAGGACATGTGCTAGTGTCATATTCCTGGTTGTGGTTGTGGAAATATGTTAGCAAGTCCCGTAGGAGATGCAAGTTTTGCTTCGATAACACGACAAAGACGCTCAACTTGTTTCTTGTCTGATCCACAAGGAGCATTTCGTAGACATCTAAGCATTAGTAAGTCATCACTAATAGGGGGTTTAATTGTAAACCCCCACTTGTCTACTCTCTCATGTGTTGGTGCTTCTACATTATCTAACATCATGCCCACCAAACATAGCACGCATACCGTTTAAGACTTTGTTGGCAAATCGTCCAAGTCTTCTGGACTCAAATCTTGAGTAGAGAGCAGCAGTAATAACAGGGGCTGGAACCCCAAGATCCACAGCAGCGTGAACAGTCCAACGACCCTCACCACTGTCGCTAACTCCCCCATCGAACTTGCCAAGCTCTCTATCGCTCCGTAGAACATCAGCGGTAAGATCAAGTAACCAAGACCCAACCACAGAACCACGACGCCAAAGCTCAGCCACTTCAGCAACGTTAATGTCATAGCAATAATCGGCAGGGTTGTCCATTGGGGCAACCTCAGCATCACCCTCTTTAATGTAAGCTGACCCAGCATTAGCTTCATGCAGGATATTAAATCCTTCTGCGTATGCTTGCATGATTCCATATTCAATACCGTTGTGAACCATCTTTACAAAATGTCCTGCACCTGCTGGTCCACAATGTAACCAACCATACTCTGCAGATGTTGCACGACTGGTTGGATTTGTTCTTGGGGCAGATCCGATGCCTGGTGCAAGAGCGCGGAAGATAGGAGCGCAGACGGATACTGTAGTATTTGTACCACCAACCATAAGACAGTATCCACGCTCCAGACCGTAAACACCACCACTAGTACCACAGTCAAGATATTGGATGCCCAGTTTAGACAACCTTTCTGCCCTGCGTCTAGAGTCTTTAAAATTGGAATTGCCATGATCAATAATAATATCGCCTTCCACACAAAATTGTAGTAGATCATTAATTGTATCCTCTACTGTTTCTGCTGGTACAACCATCATAAAGACACCAGGAGTCTGACCTGTTGTTTTATTTGAATGTACTATTTGAACAAGATTTTCCAGAGTAGTGGCACATCCACTGATATAACCCTTCTCAAATTGTTCTTCTGCTTTCTTATAATTGTTGCGATATCCATGAACCTCATGTCCTGCTTTGATAAGACGGCGGGACATACCCTCACCCATCCTACCCAATCCAATCATTCCAACTTTCATTTTGTTAATTAATTTACGTGAATTGTACCAGTCATACCTGCGCCCTGATGGGGACCACACCAATAAGTATAGTCACCTGCTTCAGGGAATGCAACATCAAACTCTTCTCCTGGTAACATTGCCAGGGCCTCATGACCTAATTCTGGATGATCTTCCACAATCACATTGTGGGGTGGAAGCATATTGTTAACAAAATGGACTGATTCGCCAGCACTAATTGTAACTTCAGCAGGATCAAATACTAAGTTTCCTCCAGATCCCATCTGAACATCAACTGCCCATGCAGGTGCAGCAAGAAATAGTGTAGCTAGAAATGCGAAAATAAACTTCATAAAGTTTACGCAACTACACTATCTATCACATAGACAAGTCCCTATATCTAGGATTTGTCTTGACTTCCTGACTTACCATTTCACCAAATTCTGTAACGCAATTACACCACTTTTGTCTTGCGTCTTTTGCTTCTCTACTATTCTTATCTCTTAAAAATAATTCGTACCACCAAATCCAGAGGTCGCGACACTCGTCCGACTTTCTCTGTAAATGCGGTTCCCTATACATCAGGAACCTCTAGTGGGTTGTGTACCCTTGACTACAGTTTTATTTATTAGCAGTCGTTAAATGCAGACCCAATTTCAGACCCAATCGTCTCTCCTGCTTGCTTACCTAACAAGGTTGCCCATCCTGCTGCTAACCATCCAATGTATGGGATATTCATAACAGCGGGAACAAGAACTCCGGTACTAATTGCGGTTCCTGCCATCGCACCTTGTGACCGTGCTCCAGCGTCCGCCACGATACACTCTATGTCTTTTGCAGACTTTCCCTCCTCTGTAGTCGCACCTCCCATGTTCCTCACACCTTCTGCGGTATATTGATCACGTCTCCATTCTCTTCTTTTCTCAGTTCCACCACCAAACAACCCTTTTTTGTTTTTATCAACACTCAATGATCTCTGGGACTCAAGGATAGAAGGATCATTTGCTTTATATTCTATTGTATATCCTTCTTTTCCTGCTGTAATCTTGTAAGAAGTGTACGGACCATGTGGGATGTTAATAGTAGGAACCTCAGCAACTTTCGGTTCTGGTGGTCGTCTGATCAAATGCCCTAAAACACCGATGTGTGCAACAGCAATAATACCACCGACACTAATAGCAGCCCACTTGATACGTGACATGATTACCTCTTGGGTTCAACAGCAGATACAACTGGGGGTTCTTCCTCTTTCTTTTTCTTTACTGGAGCAGCACCACCTGACTTAGCAGGACTGAGACCGAAGGCAGCTAAAGAACCGGAGAACACCGATGCGATGAAGGTAGGGTCGAAGTCAAGAATCTTCTGACCATTTGGAAGTCTTACATAAGAGAATGTAAGGAGAGAGGCAGACCAAATCAATACTACAACTTTGACTAGATTACCAAGGACTTCACTTTTATCTTCATCGCGGTCTTCCTTCTCTACTTTGGGCTTTGTGTCTGCCATTAGTAGAGTAGCAAGGCAGTTTTATTTAGGGTTCTAGTTGTTCTACAGAGATTGTTGTGTGCTTAATGGAGTTAAATTTTCTACAGAGATCATCACTTGATTGATGTTCCCATTTGTGATACGCATCCTTGAGAGACTGAATGTAATCATTGCCAGTGAGGGAGCGCATCTCCTCTGCAACTATGGCTTTGACTAACACATCTCTTGTTAAATGTGTCATATGTAAATACTGGTTTTCCAACAACAGGTCGCTACATTATAAGACTGTAGAGGAATTGTCAAGCAACCTGTCTTGGGTGGTCTTGATATTTAAGTATCAGATGTTATTATTTAGCGATAAATCCATTTTCAACTAACCATTCACGGGTCAATGGGGTTGGTTCATAGTCCGTCCACATAGTTCCTGCGGCACAAGACTGAAGTGCTTTCATTGTCATACCTTCAGTTTTACCTGCCCAGGTTGCTTCTTTCTCCCAAGGAATAGCATTAGGCATGAGAATGTATGCTCTCTCTGCCATCTCTGCCCAAATCTTAGGAACATCTTCCTCATTCATAATGATGGCAATCATACTGTTCTCAATCGTACCTGCCATACAATCTTGTGCAGCGTGCCATCCTTCATGCCTCATTACACTCATTAATACATGAGGACGCTTCATAAACGTTTTGTTCAGGAAAAAGTTATTACTTACAGTGTGATAAACACCACGATGACCAACAGGAAAATATTTTTCATCTGCTAGAAACACGTTAACTCCGACCTGGTTAAGGGCGACAAGCATACTGTTGAATTCAGCAGCAATATAAGTAAAAGACTCAGTATTGGGATACTCACTAGAAATATCCAGAAGACTAAAGACTTGTTTGACTCCATCGGTGCATTCGCGTACAAGCATACACCCCATAGAATCCATAGTGTAATAACCCTTGGTGATTTTAGAGTCGTCAGCAAGTGCTGGGACAGACAGCGATGCTGCTGCCAGCAAACTCATAATGATTTTTTTCATGGAAGATTAATAGCAGGACCAGTTGTAGTTGGGAGTTCAGGCATAGCTGCATCAATGAGACCAGGCAAAGCATCACCAATTGCCTCAACGGCAGCATTAGCAACATTTTCCTTTGCTTGCTCAATCAGTGCATCTTTTTTCAGGTAAAGATACGCACCACCACCAATGATACTAGCAGTTCCTAAAAAAGATAATACTGCTAAAAGGTTAATTACTTTCTGCATAATATGCCTCGTAATATTTTACAATCCCTGCAGTGTGCATGTTGCCTTGGGATACCCAATCATTAGCACACTCATAGATTGATTGACTAGAATATTTAGGAGTCACTCCATCCATTTGATGACCAAACTTTGTCAACAAAACTTTAAGTGCTTGTTCTCTGACTTTCATTTTCTGGTCACTATATCGCCAATCATCGATGGACATTTTCTGAACCGCCTTGGAAGTTTTCGGATCCGCCAATAGGATCAAGTTGCAATGTAGTGGCAGCACTCTGGGTTGCCATCTCGTACATTACCTGATGAATGTTATCAGATTCATTCGTCCAATACTGACGATTCTCTTCTTCTTGTTGCT